TTATATCCTTGAGCTGCTGTTTTACTAGCTGCCTGGATTGAATCTTTTGTATCTCGCTTATCATCATTTGATGCGGTAGATGATTTGCCAAAATTGCTTGCAGCAGCTTGGATGGCTGGGCCAATACCTAGCCCGAGGTTATACAACCCCCGTGTAGGGTTGGGCATATTTTCAGCAACACGTGCGTAGGCCGAACCCACTGTGCTTCCTACTACTGCTTTAAGTATTGATTTTTCTGGCATGCCTTATCGCTTTTGTTGTCCCAATCGTTCTGTTTCTTTTTCTAAAAAATCTTTTAATAAATCAACGTAAATATCACGCTCAAAAGGAACCATATCTTCCAATTCTGTAATCGAGTAGTGATGATGCTGAGCCAAATTAAACAACAACTGGAAGTAGTTGTTTATGGAGTTGTGACTCAGCCCAACATAAAAAAATCATTTAGGTTTTGCAATACAACTTTCTTATCAACGCCAGCTTTGTTTATATAAGAAGCTTCATAATATAACTTTGGCATTGTATCTAAGAATTTCTGTACATCTTTAAATGTTTGAATATCTAAGGAAGATACAAATTCCTGCATCTCTTCTTTAGAATAATCATCTGCATTGTAAACCTCTTCATCGTCGTATATTTGCGAAATGCAGTGCTTGACAATTTCAAAATATAAATCCACTTCTGTCGCAGCTGCCTGCAAATCGTTAACTACATCTGTATTAGGATATCTTAAAACCAACCCTAGATTTTCATTAATTTTAATATTTGGATTGTGATCAGCATTGGTTTTAATCTCAACTTGATCCAAGTCAATAGATACTTTATATTGTTCATCATCATCAGTATCGCGATATAGAATTTCAATAATGCTATTGACGGACTTCGCTCTCAATTTAACAAATAGATATTCAATATCAAATGTAGTAAGTTTATCAACGTCCACCTTATCAACCAAGCAATTGTTGACAACCTGTTTGATTGTTAATACAATATCTTTTGGATTGCCAGACGTTTGTGCAATCAGTAATAGCTTCTCTTCTCTAACAAGAAAAGGACGCATTTTTACCTTTTGTTGTGTAGAAGGAATCACCACATCAAATAAAGGATAATTAATTTTTGGTAAGCTCATATTTCACCTCATAGTTAGTTTTAATAATCAATCTGTCTCGGTAGTATGGATCTTATTAATGTACTACCAGCATTAGTAATGTTAATAATATCTTGTACGTTGCGCGGTTTTTTCAATGACGTTAATGACTGTAATGCTGTTGCACTTTTAATTATATTATTATATAGAGTCATATCTTGAGAAGGAGTTTTTCTCGTAGGCTGACGTAGTTGTAGGTCAATTAAGTTATCATATGACCAATGGGAGTATGTAAATGTTACTGGGAACCTAACAAGCTGGTCAGTGTCCCCCCAATTTCTTTGGATCTCACCTAAGAATATTGGATATGCGTTGTATAATTTAATAACACCAACTTCATTTTGAACCTCATTATATGTTGCGATGTCTATTGTTGTTTTGTATTCATCTTTATATTCTACTTCAAAAGGAAATTTTCCAAACACATCAGATTCAGCATTTCCTCTTGGCTGATCAAAAAAACCAATCATTGAACTCAACCAAGTATAGAAAAATTTATGAATCACCCCATCGCTATCTCCAATAAAACTAACAGTAGAATCGTTAAAGATAGGCAGGTAAGGTTTCTTTTCAACCGAGCCAACTCCATAGCGATGGATTTCAGTAGTTGCCATACTAACACCAGGTTGATTAACAGCTTCTGCCCTAAGATTAATTAACTTCTCAATAAGCTCTTTTGTATCTAAGGAAGCGTTGGTTAATGATCTTGGTGGGGTAAAAGCAACAAACGCATGAGATACTTTTTGGATGCCAAATTTACGAACAGCAGCGCGAACACTTTCTGTCCTTGTTGCAAACTGTTGTTGGCCGGCTGTTGGAGTTCGTTTGGAACTTCCAAATATTCTTGATAAAGCTCCGCCAGCTCCAAGATTTAACAATCCTAGTATTTGTTGATTGCGTGTGTTTAAATCAGCCATTATTTTCCTTTAAGCTGTCGTCTTACTGCCTGATGTACTGTCTGTGTTCCCGCGCTACCAGCTGTCCCGGATTGGAATCGCTCTAGTGGTAAGAACAGTGCAATGTCCCATTGTTCTGGAGGGACTACTACAAAAGGAGATCTCAATCCCTTATTTAGATAGTGTTTCACACAAGGTTTGAAAAATCTGAATTTAGATGTGCTGTTAAGTATATCATACGACAATCTAAGTCGGGTATTTGGAGTATATTTGCTATTGCTACTTAATGTATAAAGAGCATCCATTAATCTAGCTCGTAGATCTAATGGCAGGTAATGCAAGTTAATGCCATAAAACCCACTTGTTTCCAGCCTGAAAGGAAAAATGATGGGAAATTTATCCCAATAAGGTAAATTGCCAGCTGTGGTTGCTTGATATTGAAATAAAATTAACTTGCCAATAAAAGGAGCTAGTGTTAAATCTTCTTTGGGGGCTTGTTTAATAATTGTGGAAGGGGATCTTACATTTGCTTGAGATGCAGTTTCTCTGAACCACTCCCTTGCATCAACGGTCTTGTTGGGAACGATTCCTTTATCTAATCCCTGCTGTAAAATATCTAATAAAAGTGCAGCCACTATAATTCAATCCCTAAATGATGTTCCGTTAATACCTTAAATTGCCACCTTTTATCTTTGCAGAAATTGTTAGCGGCATTCCATTTTGCGTTGTTCACACCCCACGCCATAACTTCTTGAATATAACGTTTTGTTCTTTTAAATTGCACAACGGGTGGTTGAGTTTGCTTTTCAGGCTTAATCTCAACAACAACTACCTCTTCTTTTCCATCCCTATTTCGCTGCCTAATCCAAAAATCAGGAAAATATCTATGATATCTACCATCAATCGGGGACTTATAAGGAATACAAAATTCTTCACTAGACCACTCGATAACGTCTCTGTGAGCGTCTAAATAAGTCATGAACCTCAATTCCCAAGATGATCGAAATATAATATTGGATGGATCGCCTTTATACTTTGATGGGTTTTTAGGACGAAAAACACCCTTATAACTTTTACTCATACATATATTTAGATGGCAAGCAAACTAGTTACATATGGAGCTGCAGTAGCAGGCGCAGCAATTTTACCAGCAGCAGGAAAAGCTATTGGTTCGATTGCATCCGCTGCAAGCTCAGGATTCTCTACTGGCGGTATTACAGGAGCTGTGGATGCAGCATCTAGTGCTGCAAGCTCTGCTGGATCTTCTGCCTTAGGGTCGATTGCTGGCACGTTTACCAGCACATCATTTTTAACGTCTGCAGGCGTTGGTCTTGCTGGCATGTTGCTTGGATCTGGATCTAAGCGCCCATCCTTAAGCTTTCCAAGTTTAGCCGCTTCTTCCATAGTAGCACTTAATATTAGTGATTTGTTAAACCAAGGCAAAGCTGCTGCTGCAGATATTGCAAGTAGGGTTCCAGTAGGTGGCGCCTTAACAGGAGTGGCAAAATTTACTATTCCTACACCATCCTATCCTGATGCTACTATTGCTGGTGCATCTATACAATATCAAACTCAACAGTTACAATATCCATATGATCTTACTGCACGGTATTGGTTAAAATTTAGCTTGTACAAATATAGCCGCTCACTAACACAAGAAGATGCAAGCAGCATTTCTAGCAACCCCCACACCGTTATTAAATTGCCTTTCCCAACAAATGTGGTTGATACAATTGCGTTATCCTATGATGTTGGTAGTTTGGGTATGTTTGGTGGTCCTATTTTAAATGGTGTTGATCAGGCTTACCAACAACTGAAGAAAAAAGAAGATTTTGCTAGAGTTGCAGGTGGTGCTGTAAAGAGCATGACGAATGCTATGAAACAAGATGGGTTTTTAGAGGCAGTAATTAGAAAGGCTCTCACAAACACACAACTAGGTAATGCTGTAGGTTTAGTAACTGGCAATGCTCCCAATCCACACTTAGCTGTCTCATTTAATGGTGTTAATTTAAAAGTGTATAACTTTACTTGGAGATTCTCACCAAACAATCTAACAGAGAGTAAAACACTGGAAAATATAATGAAGCAGTTGCAAGCTGCCTCATTGCCTCTTAAGGACGGTAAATTTTTATTAACTTTCCCAAATATTGTTAAGGTTGATCTAAGTCCTAGCAACTTGATTACATTTAAACCTTGCGCAATCGATTCTATTGCTATTAATTATGTTCCCAATGGCACACCATCATTCTTTAAAGGAGATGATGTCGATCGAAGATATCCAACAGAAATTGAAATGTCAATTACACTAAGAGAGCTTGACATTCACACTGCTAGCGATAATTGGTATAAAGATACAAACGCTGCTAAACTTGCAAGCGATTCAGCAAGTGTTGGTCAAGACACTGATGTACAGGGCTTAATGACGACAACTCCAGCCTCACAAGGGGGATTGGTAATACGTGGCTAATTATTTTGATACATTTCAAGTTATGCAATATGCAAATTCATATTGCAGGAACATCGTTACTCGTTCGGCTATTGCTCGGAACGTCAAAGACTCAGTTGGTGTATTTTATCCATATCAAATAAAAGAGGGTCAACGTCCAGATGTGTTGGCTCATCTATACTATAGAAAATCTTCATTGGAGTGGTTGGTATTTTTTGCTAATGACATCATCGACCCATATTATGAGTGGTATTTAAGTGAAGAACAATTGCGAGCAGCTGTTACAGATAAGTATGGATCCCTTGCTAACGCACAAACGAAAACTAAGCACTATGAAGTAAACTGGGTTGGAGATGACAGCACCATTACAATTTCTGCATATGATGCGTTAGCGGCAAACACAACCGCTAATGTGAAACAATACTGGCAACCAACGTTGAATGAATATGGTGCTGTGATAGCCTATAAACGCAAACCCCTTGACTTGTATGTAAACACAAACAAAATTATCACACTAGCTGTTCAAAATACAGCTGGGTTTACATCAGATGAGGTATTATACCAGCAAACAGGTAGTACCATAACATCTCGTGGTATTTTGGAAATTGCTAACACAACTCACCTTACTGTTAAGCATGTATCGGGTACTTTCACAACTCCAAAAACAGTCATTGGATCTGAATCCAGCTCACAAACAATCGTAACAGCAGTTACAACACTTCATCAAAATATACCTGATCCAGAAGCAATATACTGGACTCCAGTATCATATTATGACTAT